ATCACCCTTATCACCAGTTCTAGCAAAAGTAACTATAATATCTTCTGCATTACTAAATGGTGATGTAGCTGATGAATCAACTACAGATATAACAATTGTGTGCCATCCTGTATTATCAGTTTGACTTGAGATTGTTGCTAATATAAACTGACTACTATCAGTTTTATTTGAAATCTTTACGTGTCCTTTAATAGTAGATGTGGAATCATCTATGGTAACAAGATAACTTGAAATATCTGTACCATTAACATCTAATTCATCAATAGCTATGTTAGTAGCTGTATTTTGGTCTGCGTCATTAAGTCTTAGAGCACCACTTCCTGGGTCAACCATTGAAGTAGCTGTAGCAAAATCATACTCAAATGAAGCTCCACCAAAATTACCATCTACACCACTTGAACCACTTGAGCCACTTGACCCAGATGAACCACTGGAACCACTGGAACCAGATGAACCACTTGAACCACTCGTTCCACTTGAACCTGAAGAACCACTACTTCCACTTGAACCACTTGAACCACTCGTTCCACTTGAACCACTTGAACCAGATGAACCACTTGAACCACTTGAACCTGACGTTCCATCAGTTCCATCAGTTCCACTTGTACCATCAGTTCCACTTGAACCACTGGAACCAGAACTTCCACTTGTACCATCCGTTCCACTTGAACCACTTGTTCCACTTGAACCACTGGAACCTGAACTTCCACTTGAACCACTTGTTCCAGATGAACCTGACGAACCACTTGTGCCATCAGTTCCACTTGTACCATCCGTTCCACTTGAACCACTTGAACCTGAAGAACCACTCGAACCACTTGTGCCAGATGTTCCACTTGAACCTGAAGAACCACTACTTCCACTTGAACCTGACGTTCCATCTGTACCACTTGTGCCACTTGAACCTGACGAGCCACTGGAACCTGAAGAACCACTACTTCCACTTGTTCCATCAGTTCCACTTGAACCACTTGTTCCACTACTTCCACTTGTTCCACTTGAACCTGAAGAACCACTACTTCCACTTGAACCACTCGAACCGCTTGTTCCACTTGTTCCATCCGTTCCACTGGAACCTGAACTTCCACTTGACCCACTTGAGCCACTGGAACCACTTGAACCACTTGTTCCATCTGTACCTGAAGTTCCATCAGTTCCACTTGAACCACTGGAACCACTTGAACCACTTGTTCCAGAACTTCCACTTGTTCCAGAACTTCCACTTGAACCACTTGAACCCGAACTTCCACTTGTACCATCCGTTCCACTTGAACCTGAAGAACCAGATGAACCAGAACTACCACTTGTACCAGCGGGGCCTGGAGCACCTTCTAAATTAACTTCCCAATCATCATATGTACCTGTACCAGTATTTGATGTAGAATCTAATACAAGTACACCAGTACCAGTCGTATAAGAAGTTACCTCACCTACAAATTTATTATCATTATCAGACGCAACAAGTGCTGATTGACCAACAGACCACGATAATCCAGTACCTATTGTAATTGTTACTGCAGTTGGATGTGATGTTGGTATTGCCTTAGAAGTAGAAGATGTTGAAGCATATTTATCAGACACACCACTTGTACCAGCACTACCACTTGAACCTGAAGAACCACTACTTCCACTTGAACCACTTGTTCCATCTGTACCTGAAGAACCTGACGTGCCACTTGAACCACTTGAACCAGAACTTCCACTCGAACCTGAAGAACCACTACTTCCACTCGTTCCATCAGTTCCACTTGTTCCATCTGTACCAGATGTACCATCAGTTCCCGAAGAACCACTACTTCCACTCGTTCCATCAGTTCCACTTGAACCAGAAGAACCACTACTTCCACTTGAACCACTACTTCCACTTGTTCCATCAGTTCCACTACTTCCACTTGAGCCACTTGAACCACTTGAACCACTGGAACCACTTGTTCCATCAGTTCCAGATGTACCATCTGTACCACTTGACCCACTTGAACCTGAAGAACCACTACTTCCACTTGTTCCATCAGTTCCACTTGAACCAGACGAACCACTGGAACCACTACTTCCACTTGTTCCATCAGTTCCACTTGAACCACTTGACCCACTTGAACCTGAAGAACCACTTGTTCCTGCATCACCAGTTCTAGCAAAGGTAACAATTACATCTTCACCATCTGAAAAGGGTGTAGCACCAGATGAATCTACAGCACTTACTGTAATATCAAAATATCCAGCATTTTCTGTTAAACTTGAAATTGTTAATAATATAAATTGACTTGAGTCTAATTTATTTGAAATCTTTACATGACCTTTAATAGCACTTGTAGAATCATCAATAGTACGCATATAACTTTGTATATCAGTACCATCCGAATCGGAATCATCTATATAAATACCTGTTGCAGTATTTTGTGTAGCGTTATCTAATCTTAGTTTACCAGTTCCTGGGTCACTATCTGTAGTTGATGTATCAAAGTCATATGCAAATGTTACACCACCAAAGTTTCCATCTACACCACTTGAACCACTGGAACCAGATGAACCACTTGAACCTGACGAGCCACTGGAACCTGAAGAACCACTACTTCCACTTGTTCCATCAGTTCCACTTGAGCCACTTGAGCCACTTGTTCCATCAGTACCCGAAGTTCCATCAGTTCCACTTGAACCTGAAGAACCTGACGACCCACTTGAACCAGATGTACCAGCAGTTCCACTTGAACCCGAACTTCCACTTGAACCCGAACTTCCACTTGAACCCGAAGAACCACTTGTTCCATCAGTTCCAGATGTACCATCAGTTCCTGAAGACCCACTTGAACCTGACGAACCACTACTTCCACTTGTTCCATCAGTTCCACTTGTTCCATCAGTTCCAGACGAACCACTTGTACCTGATGAACCTGACGAGCCACTTGAACCACTTGTTCCAGAACTTCCACTTGAACCACTTGAACCAGAAGACCCACTTGTTCCATCTGTACCACTTGAACCACTTGAACCACTTGAACCTGAAGAACCACTTGTTCCATCAGTTCCACTTGTTCCACTTGAACCACTGGAACCTGAGCTTCCACTTGAACCACTCGAGCCACTTGTTCCACTTGAACCACTGGAACCACTTGTTCCGTCTGTACCAGAAGTTCCATCAGTTCCACTTGAACCACTTGAACCAGACGAACCACTTGTTCCATCAGTTCCAGAACTTCCACTTGTTCCACTTGAACCCGAACTTCCACTTGAACCTGACGAACCACTTGTTCCGTCTGTACCCGAAGTTCCATCAGTTCCACTTGAACCACTTGAACCTGAAGAACCACTTGTTCCTGCTGGCCCTTCAACACCACCAAGATTTACTTCCCAATCATCATAAGTACCCGTACCAGTATTTGATGTAGAAGCTAATTCCACAACTCCCGTTACACTATTATATGCACTTACTGAACCTTGAAATTTCTTTAAATTTGTATACGCTACAAGAGCAGTCTGACCAATCGTCCATTGTAAACCAGTTCCAATTGTTATTGTAACAGTAGTTGGATGTGATGTTGGTATAGCTACACTTGTAGAAGATGTAGTTTCATACGCATCACCAGTTAAACCACTTGAACCACTTGAACCACTTGAGCCAGATGAACCTGACGAACCACTTGTTCCATCAGTTCCACTTGAACCACTGGAACCTGAGCTTCCACTTGAACCACTCGAGCCACTTGTTCCACTTGACCCACTTGAACCCGAACTTCCACTTGAACCACTTGTTCCATCTGTACCTGAAGTTCCATCAGTTCCACTTGTACCATCTGTACCAGATGTACCATCAGTTCCACTTGAACCACTGGAACCTGAAGAACCAGAAGAACCAGAAGAACCACTTGTTCCGCTTGAACCACTTGTACCACTTGAGCCAGACGAACCACTTGTTCCGTCTGTACCAGAAGTTCCATCAGTTCCACTTGAACCACTCGAACCTGAGCTTCCACTCGAACCACTCGAACCACTTGTTCCATCAGTTCCACTGGAACCACTTGAACCAGATGAACCACTTGAACCTGACGTTCCATCAGTTCCACTTGTTCCTGCCTCGCCTGTATCACCTTTATCACCAGTTCTAGCAAAGGTAGCTATTATATCATCATTATCACCAAATGGTGATGCCGTTGAATAATCTACATTAGTAACGGCTATAGTAAAATAACCAGAATTTTCTGTTAAATCTGTTATAGTAAATAATAAAAATTCACCAGTAGAGAATTTTTTTGAAATCTTTACATGACCTTTTAAAGTTGATGTACTATCGTCAATGGTACGCATATAACTTTGTATATCAGTAGAATTTACATCAGTATCATCTATATAAATTTCAGTAGCAGTATTTTGTGTAGCACTACTTAATCGTAACATCCCAGTGCCTGGGTCTGAATCTGAAGTAAATGTTGCTTCAAAATCATATTCAAATGAAGCTCCACCAAAGTTTCCGTCTAAACCACTTGAACCACTTGAACCAGAAGACCCACTTGAACCAGAAGTTCCATCAGTACCACTTGAACCACTGGAACCAGAACTACCACTTGAACCTGATGTACCATCAGTTCCACTTGAACCACTTGAACCTGACGAACCACTACTTCCACTTGTTCCATCAGTTCCACTTGTTCCATCAGTTCCACTTGTTCCGTCTGTACCACTTGAACCTGAACTTCCACTTGAGCCACTCGAACCACTTGAACCACTCGTTCCACTTGAACCACTTGAACCACTTGTTCCATCTGTACCAGATGTACCATCAGTTCCACTTGAACCTGAAGAACCTGAAGAACCACTACTTCCACTTGTTCCGTCTGTACCACTCGAACCACTGGAACCACTTGAACCTGAACTTCCACTGGAACCACTTGTACCATCAGTTCCTGAAGACCCACTTGAACCACTTGAACCACTTGAACCTGACGAACCACTCGTACCATCTGTACCAGATGTACCATCAGTTCCACTTGTACCATCAGTTCCACTTGAACCTGAAGAACCAGATGTTCCATCATCTCCTGCAACACCTTCTAAATTTACAGACCATGTATCAATAGTACCAGTACCATTATTTGATTCCGAGTCACCTATTAAAACTCCTGTACCAGTATTATAACTGGTTACTTCCATTAAAAATCTTTTTGACGCGTCACCTGTTTTAGCTACAAGAGATTTTTGACCTGTACTCCATCCAAGTCCAGTACCAACAGTAATTGTTACTGTGGTTGGGTGTGATGTTGGTATAGCTACACTTGTAGAAGATGTTGTAACATAGGTATCGGATACGCCACTTGTTCCATCCGTTCCAGAACTTCCACTTGACCCACTTGTTCCATCCGTTCCAGAACTTCCACTTGACCCACTTGACCCTGACGAGCCACTTGTTCCATCAGTTCCACTTGTTCCGTCTGTACCAGACGTTCCATCAGTTCCACTTGTTCCATCAGTTCCACTTGAACCACTGGAACCTGAAGAACCACTTGTTCCACTTGTTCCAGACGAACCACTTGAACCACTTGAACCTGAAGACCCACTACTTCCACTTGTTCCGTCTGTACCACTCGAACCACTGGAACCACTGGAACCCGAACTTCCACTGGAACCACTTGTACCATCAGTTCCACTTGAGCCTGACGAGCCACTTGTTCCATCAGTTCCACTTGTTCCACTTGAACCACTGGAACCAGAACTTCCACTTGAACCTGAAGAACCACTTGTGCCACTTGTTCCAGACGAACCACTACTTCCACTTGAACCAGAACTTCCACTTGTTCCATCAGTACCCGAAGTTCCATCAGTACCCGAAGTTCCATCGGTGCCAGACGAACCACTGCTTCCACTGGAACCAGACGAACCACTTGTTCCACTTGTTCCAGACGAACCACTACTTCCACTTGAACCAGAACTTCCACTTGTTCCACTTGTTCCACTTGAGCCACTTGAGCCACTGGAACCAGAAGAACCAGAAGAACCACTTGTTCCACTCATTCCCGCTATAAGAACGTCATCTAATTGTTTTTCTTCAATTTTGGCCATTATTTATTCCAATTATTTCTCTCATACATAAATATCATATTATATAGTAAACTTACCCCATCCAACTATTTCATCATCTGCATCAAATTCCATTCCTAAACTTGCACTATCAATATACAATTTTAAATTTGAATCTTCTTGTCTAATTGTAACAGCTTCGTGTTCCATATATTGTCCATTGATAAAGAATATAAAATCATCTTTATTAGTTGAACTAAATCCATCTGGTGCTGACGCCGTATAAACACTATTAAAAGAAGCTGTTGATGGTGCAGTAACTGTATCAGCTTTCTTTGATGTAGTATTTCTAGCATAACTAAATAAAGATTCAGATACAAATGTATATGATACAGCCGCACTTCCAGTTGATGGTGTACCTGGTAAACCTTGTACTTCACCACCACCTTCAAAAGTTAAATTAGCACCTTCTAACATAGTAGAAGAAGACATATTAGTATTAGTAGAACCAAGAAAACCTGAACCTGTAGCACCACCTATTGTCTGTAAAGTACCAGTTCCTTTGTCTACCATCCAACTTGTTTCTGATTCATCCCATAGTAATCTTGCATTATTTAAACCATTACGACCAACATTTAAACCACTATCTTGTGCCGCTAATGCGGTAGACCCACTAAAATTTAAATCAAGAATAGAATCTTCTACTGCAAAAGTAACAGTATTTTGTATAGATTGACTTCCTTCTACAACCAAATCTCCCCATATTTTAACACTACCAGACGAATACCCATCTACAAGTAATTGAATAGAAGTATCACTTAATGAATTTCTTATTATATTATTGTACATATTAATATAACCAGTAGATAGGGTAGTACCTGAACCCATATCTATACTACCAGTTCCAAGTACTTCAAGACCAACTTGACCCCATTGTAATGTAGGTAGTCCAGTATCTGAACTTGTAAGTACAGAAGATTGTAAAACTCTACTCGATGATGGAGCTGGTTTTAATTGTCGTATCGGGTCTATAAGTGGCATCTAACTTGTCTCCTGTTGATATTTAAATGAAACTATATCGTCACTATTTAAATCTATTCCTAATAAAACTCTTTCACCTGCGACTTTATTTTCATCTTCAACATATAATTTTTTAATACGTACTTTCTTATACGTAGAATCTAAAAAGAACTCTACTCCATTAGAGCTAATAGATTGGTCTATTGTTGAACCAGATATTGACCTCATTGGCCAACCATTAACATTAACTTGAAGAGTTCCATTTTTAACTTTCCTTTTATCACCCAATAATCTTGGATGAAATTCTTGGTATTCTGAAGTAGAAGCTGTCATCTCATTGAATACAAAATTTTCTCTTGTATAATACATAGCCGAGTCACTAAAATCTTTATTTACAATATCAGTTGAATAATAAGGACTACCTTTTACTAAATTCATACTAAATCCATTTTCTATTGAACTGGTTGTACTATCGTGAAATTTTAAAATATCACCACCAAAAGCAGATTCAGAAATTGGTGATACAAAATCTCTTGTAGTACCACCATACCCTTCTACTTGTGTAATACCCACTAAATCTTCTCCTGTTGAAACGATATATTAACTATATCACTTGGTTCAAGTGTTAAACCCAATCCACCAGTATATAATTTTCTTACATTAACTTGTTCATAAGAACTACTTAGATAAAAATCTACTGTACTTGGCCCCAATTGGTCTGTATTAGATACCATTATTGTTCCATTAACATTCACATCTATCGTACCATTTTTTATACGATACCCACTATCAAGAGATGATGAAAATTCAAAAACTTGTGAATTATTTTGACCTATTGATGACGATTCATTTCCAGCAAAATTATAAATTTTTCTATAATACCGACTACCAATATAATCCAAATTAACAGTATCGCTACCAGATACCGCAGTACCATCTCCTCTCATTATAAATATCGTCTCACCACCAAAAGTATTAGTAAACTCTATATCTGTAGCTTGATTTCCTGTTTGCGTTTCTGCTAATCTAATAAAATCTGTTACTCCGCCTAATTGATTATTAACTCCCATTATTTTCTCCTACTCAACAACCTCTGTTAAAGTAATTTCTTTTGGTGTAAAATATTTTCTTGTACTTATTGCTTTATTAATACTATCTGGCATCAAATATCCTCTACAACTAAAAGAAAACGAACTTCTTACAATTCTTTCTCTATCAGCTAACTCTGTAGCATCATCAAATGAATCTATAGCTACTCTAAATTTAAACTTACCAGGCTCTCCCCAATAAGAACCTTCAGAAAAATTAATTTTTTCTATTATCTCATTCATATGTTCAGTATAACTCGTCCAAATAATAGCATCATAAGTCATAGTCATATAATCTGGCATCGCGATTGAATGATATTGTCTTGCTGGTGTAAGACCTTGTTGTACACTATACTTATCATACCTATTTTCCGCATTATATAATCTTTCAAAATGATAAAATAATTGTGGGTCTTTATCACCCAATTTATCTACTGGTATACTTTCATCTTTAGCAATACTTGTTCTTTTAAAAGTTATTACTGGTAAAATAACTTGTTTCCTATTATCCCTTATCACTCCATCAACTTGAGCAGTCTTCCATCTTTCTGCATTAGAATAAAGAACAGGAACTTTAGCAACTTCACCATTATCTTCAATAGTTGGTTTTATTACCTCATTAAAATAATACATAATTGCACCATCTACATCCATTAAACCAATGCTATAATCTTTAACATTATCTTTTTTTCTTGATAATTGTTTTCCTCTATTAGCGTTAACACCAGGGCTTCTTTCAGTTTTTTGTACTTCTGGTATTGGTCTATATCTTGTAGCCATTATACTTTTCTCACTCTTTCAATTTGTAAATTGACAGACCTAATTAAATGTGCAGTACAATTAACAGACCAATTTTGGTCATACATACCGCCAACCAATTGATTTTCATTTATACCATTAATTTCAAAATGTGCATAATTCCATTCTACTATATCTCCCAACTCTGGAACGAAATCTAAATCTGTCAAAGATTCTCTTAACATAAAAAATGTAGCATCTTGTAAACTATCTGCTCCAAATTCATCCATATTAAAATCTATATCACCAGACTCAATCATACAAGCTAATTTAACACCTGGTTTATAAACTTTACCACCAGTAGACTCACCATATAAATTAGTACTCGTATCCATCACAGAAACTTTAAATATAGTTATTTGTTGATTTATTATACCATCTTTACTTAGACGTAAATCACCTATTAACTCTTTATTAAAAGTTTCAAATGTTCTTAAATCATTTGCAGAATTAAATCTTCCGGCCATAATATTATCCTATATAAATTGACAAAGGAACTTTTTTCAAAATCTCTTGTGTCGCTTCTGCTTCAGCCGCTTCTTCTTGCATCAACTCATCACCAGTTGAAACATCTAGCATCTCTCTCAATTGTTCTACAAGTGTAGTTTTTTCATCTGTAGCTTCTGAACGTAATGTTTCTCCATCCATAGTAGTTTCTGCACCTGGTATTGGTATACTACCGTATTTACTTCTTATAATACCCAACAATTCTTTACAAAGAGCTAAAGTATATTTCCTAATCCATTGTTGGCCTGGATGATTTATATAGGAATATACCATATTATCATATCTAATGTTAGAAAAGTCTGATTGTACCGCTGTTTGACCACCAGATTCATATGTATCGGTAACTTCATTTGTTAAAGTCTTCCATCTATCATCTTTTCTAATATATTGAAAAAATAATTTAAATTCTGCTGTTGGAATTGGAAAAACTCTTAATTTATTATTTATCAACTCAAATGTATATGCAGATTTTCGTATTTGGTCATTAAATTCTATTGCTTGAACTTTTAAAATATCAGCGTAGATAGGCATCATAGTAAATTGAACACCAGGGGAATAGTTACCCCACCCAAAAGAATCAATTACATTATCAGTACCAGCACCTGTTCCTGCATATGGGTCAAAATACCTTGTTACTGCTGGTGGAGCTTCGTGAAATACCCTTTTAATCTCTATTGGAGAACTACTCTCAGAAACAATTGCCCATTCATCCAAATCATATACTTGTTGACTACCTGAAGTTACTACATAACCAGTTTTCCAATCAACACTACCACCAACCCCAACTTCCGCACCATATGCTTCAGATATAGTTATTGCTCTACCTAAATCTGTAACAACAGTATGTGTAAAATTGGAAGATGTCGGTGCTCCTTGTACTTTTAACATATTTTCTTTTATGTTATATTGATTTACAATGGATGAGTATTCAGTAACGGCCTCTTCAAAACAAGCATACATCTGTGCACCTTGTAACTCGACATCCATTATAGGATATCCAAGTCTTTTTGCAACCCATTCGGCGGTTTGTACCGAATGTGTTACATATGTAACGTCACTTGTATAAAAACTAAATGGCGTATCTGTAGCATCTGTATAAGAACCGCTACCTGGCCATATTGGTTGGGTTGCCATATTATTCTCCAACTATTAAAAAATGTACATTTTATCAATAATAAATATCTAGCTATAAAAAAAGGGGAGTCAAAAGACTCCCCAATTTTATCTATCGCGTTCTAAATGTTAAACGTAATTAACATCAGCAACAACAACTTTACCATAGAATTCAGGACGCACGATTTTCTTCGCGTATCTTGTCATCACACCCTTACGAGGCGTAAAGTTTGTTGGGTCATAGACCAACGGAGTCATGATGAGTGGTACATATGGAGCGTATACAGCACCAGTTTCGAGGAAGTTACTTCCACGAAAACCGACTAGCATTACGTTCTCATGCATGTATGGATTCTTGTAGACCGTAAAACGGTTGTTCAATAAACCAACTTTTTGTACACCCATAGCAAATGAACTCTGAGTAGCTTCTCCGCCCGTATCAGCAGCATATCCAGGAATAGACTCGATGATAGTGGCAACTTCAGGACTTACGACCATAAAGTTTGCTCCACCACGTAGAGTTTTCTGATGAATTGCATTGGAAACAGACTGTATCTTGTTACCAAGAGTCTGGAACCAAGTTCCTTTTACGTACGCGGAAGCGTTATCAGAAGTTGCAGCGAAAAGAGCAGTAGAAGCATTATACTCATACCCCACTCTTGCTGACCAACGTTCTGTTTTTGCTGAAGCGTTACTCATCAACATATCAAGGATTTCCAAATCAATTTCCATTGAGATGTATTCTGATAACATAGCAGTCAACTCAGCTTCTGCGTCAACAGAATGATAAGCATTTAAATCTTGAGCAAGCTCAGGAGTCCAAACAGCTTTCAGTTTACGAGTTTTTGCTACAATCGGAATAGATTTCATCTGAATATCAATCTCAGGAATTCCAATATCCGTTGCTGGTTCAGTTGGGGCATCTTCAAAATCACCACGAGTTACATCGGTAGGTGATTTGTGATACTTAATATGTACAGAGCCATCAACTTCGTACGCACCAGAAGTCTTTACAATAAAGTTCCAGTTCGAACCATCCCAGTTAGAATAAGCAGGATAATAAGTTGCGATAGCCGCTGTATCAGAACCTGAAATTTCGAAAGCTCTTACGCCATCAAAATCAGGATTTGTCATACCATCGTCTGCGAGAGCGATAGTAATTTTTCTTAGATTGTCTAAAGAAGAACTCAGGTCGGGTTCAAAATCAACGTCACCCCAAACAACTGAAGCAGATGAATAACTTCCATATGCTATAGTTCCAACGGAATCGTTAATTGAATATCCGAATTTACCTGCTCCATATAGACCACCAGAAGCATCGACATTAGAACCAGATGTCATACCATGTACATCTGAATTCTGAGTGTGACCAGCTTGAGCTGTTCCATATTTGAAATCAAGGTAAAAAATAAGTCCTGAAGGTAAGTTCATCGGTTGAACAGATACAAAATCTTGTGCAGCCAATTCACCAAAAATCCTACGTACCAAAGGAAGTGCAACACCACTCCACTCTTCCGAGTTAGACTGGGTACTTGTCTTGGAAGACTCATCAATTAATTGACGAGCTTGATTTTCCAATAAACATGCCATTCCAAATACTTTAGATTCTTCACTTATACCTTCGAGTAAACCAGTGGGCTCCCACTTGTTTACCAACTTACGAGTTTCATTTAGCCGCTCTTTGTATGGATTATATTTATCCATTAAGCCTTCAATAGACTTTAGATTACTTTTTGACATTTTTAATCTCCAAGTTAAACGGTTTCAATTTTAAAGTATTTTAGCCAACTTCTGGAAACGTTTCTTCAATTCAGAACCCTCGACTAAAACAGCCTTTGATTTGGGTTTTGTTGAAGCCACAGTTTTTGAAGCTGAACCTCTTTTACTTTCATTAACACTTTTAGCTTTAGAACCAAACGATTCGGCGATTGTCGAAAAGACAAGTTTCACCTCACGTAGACTCTTAGCTCTATCAAACTGCTCAATGACTTTAATTTTCTGTTCATTAGTCATAGAATGATTCCTGAACAACTTGTTTGTAAACAAGAGTTTAGCATTGAGTAGATTGACCTCATTTAATTTAGACCGCAGATACTTAACCACTTCGCGGTGTTCTCCAAGTTCCGATTTCAAATTAGAAATTTCATCAACTTCTTCCTCTTCCTCTTCCTCATCTTCTTCTTGTAGAGCACGTAGTACTTCTTCAAGGTCAATTTCATCTTCGACTTCTTCTTCCTCACCATATTCATCTGGCATGGGAGCGTCTAAATCAAGTTCGCCTTCTTCGTCTGCCGGTTCTGGCATAAGAGTTGCATCTTCAGGGGAAAGTTCGACAGGTGGTTCACCCAAATCAGCGGGTTCTTCTTCATCCGCTACAGGATAATCGTCACCTTCCTCGTCATCCTCTTCATTCAATTCTGATTCTAATTCTCTCAGAACTGCTTCAAGGTCAAGGTCGTCTTCTTCCTCTTCTTCTGCTTCTTCTTCGCCAGCTTCTTCTTCACCCTCTTCTTCAGCGGGTTCTTCTTCAGCGGCTTCTTCCTCTTCAGGAGCTTCTTCTTCAGCTTCTTCGTCTGCTTCTTCAGCATCCATTTCAGCTTCATCATCAGCTACTTCTTCACCCTCTTCTTCAGCGGGTTCTTCTTCTTCGGCTTCTTCTTCTTCGGCTTCTTCCTCGTCTTCTTCATAAATGTCGTCATCAACTTCACTTTGAATCTTTTGAGAAAGCATTTGATTTAATCTCGGAGTGAAAGCTTCTTGTAAAGCTACTTTAGCATTTTCCAATGCTGTTTCACGAACTGCTTTTGCGTCTGCTATTGCGTCTTTCAAAAGGTCGTCCATAATTTTATCTCCATTAAATTAGGATTAATATTGTTATTTGGAACAATAATATGTGAACTATCTTAGGTACACCATATAGGATTTACCGATTGGTAAATGGTGTATTTGGTTTTTAAATAAATATAAGCTATATATACAAAACGTTCAAAAGCCTCGAAGCATTTTTTCACGTTGTCTACGTAACTTATCGTACTTAATTCTTAATTTTGCTTTTGATTTTTTTACTCGTTTAATATCTGATGGTTTTTTATAAAACTCTCGTTCTCTTAATTCAAGTAATAAACCAGAATCTTTTACTTTTCTTTTAAATTGTTTTAATGCTAATTCTATTTTATTATCTCTTACAACCACTTTTATCATATTATAACCTTTAAATTAAATTATTACTTCTTGTTTGCCCAATTTTTGTCTACCCAATTAAAAAATTCTTTTTTATCTTCTTCATCAAGTTCATCTGGTGAATCAACACCAAACTTCTTTAAAGCTGATTTGAAAAATTTCTGATATTCTTCTTTACCACCAGACTCTGGTTTATCTAAATTATCTACCTTTTCGGCTTCAGTAATAGCAGAAGCTTCTTCTATTTCATAATACCTACTCAATATATTACCCATATCTTCATATAAAGTTTCCATTCTTCGTTGCATCAAATTAGATTCTTTAGCCGCTTTAACAAATCCACTAGCAAGATTACCTAATTCCTTCATATTTCTTTTTACGGATACTCTATCAAACCAATCATCAGTTTCATTCATAGTATGAATCTTTGCAGACTCAACAATTTCGGAAATTTTAACAGCTATTTCTTTAAGATTGGTTTCTCTATAAATATTATTACCAATTTGTGCATAATTCTTAACATCTTCAAGAAATCTTTGAACATTCATAGTTGCTTCACTCTCGTTCCAAGATTCTGGGTTACCTTCCTTTACTAAGGATGATAATTTTACACCAGAACCCCTAACTGGAGTATCTAATCTATCATCAAATGGTTTTCTACTAACAACACCACCTGCAATAAAAAATTCGTTTAATTTACTTTTCTTTTTCATCATATCATCCCGTTAAAGTGTTATTTTTTACCACCATTTTTACCATTTTTTTCTGGTTCTTTACCAACTGCTTTTTGTCTTGACATAAGTTGACTTCTTACAGTTTTAATAGATTCACGAGTATTATCCATAGCCGCGGCATTTTCACTATACGCCGCCGTTACAAAATCCCATCTTAATGCATATTCTTGTTTTCTTAACTCCAAATCTTCTATCAAATTTCCAAGTGCTACAAAATTAACATCTCCCTCTTGAGTTTTTTCTTGTATTCCCTTCAATTTAGCTATTTCTTCATCCATCATTTGATTATATTGTTTAATAGAGTCATCTTTTGTACCTACATACTTAGCACTAACTTTGGTAGATGGTTTTGCTCTTCCACCAGTTTCTCTTCTTGAAGGTTCATCTTGTGCTCTTATAGCCGCTAAACTATCTATTTTAGCACTAACACTTTTTACTTTAAAAACATCTCTTTGATATTTTGCAGATGGTAATTTTTCTTTATCACCACTTAATAGAGCTTTATGTCTCCAAGCATCTATATCAGCTCCTTTAACACCAAATTCTACTTTTTTCTGTAGGTCAAATAAACCTTTATCTTGTTTTCTTTCACCAGCTTCACCACCATGTACTTTACTAAAGTCTTGTAATGTAAACCCACCCTTGGATATCTCTGCTTCAAACATATCCATAATGGTTTCTCTAACTAATTGTCTAATTTGTGATTTTTTCATAATTATCTCTATCTTGTTATTACTATTTGCCTTGAGAAATTAGCTTCCAAGCTTTACCTTTATTGTCTTCCCAAGGTGGAACGTATTCCCATGCTTTTGTATCTGAACCAATTGCTTGCCATACCCAGTTTTCCATTCCAATCGGATACGGAGCCTTTCCACCACCCGAGACTAAATCACCTGCTTTAATTGCTTGACCTCTACCATCATAAGGTGTAGCTTTTCCTCCCTTACTATAATGTCCTTCCCCAACTTCTTTTGCACGATGTTTTCTATTATCAACAGCCGATTCAATGGTTGCTCGAGCCGCATTCATAGCACTTTGGTTACCACTATACGCCGCTACTGCAAAATCCCATCGGGCTATATATTCATCTCGCCTTAGATTGATATCTTCATTTAAATTAAGTAACGCAACCCATTCTATAGTACCTTTACCACCATCGCTTTCAATTTCCTCAATTTGTTTCTTTATTCTCATTTGTTCATCACCAATCATACTCTCATACGTGGCTATAGCAGCTGATTTTTGATTAATATATGTAGAACTAACTTTCATTTGAGCACCTTCAACTCGCGTTTTACGACCACCACCAAGTTTCTGAAAATCATTATCTGTTTTACGTACGGCAGCTAAAGAACTTATATTAGCAGATACATCCTTTGATTTTGATTTAGTTTGCATATACCCGTGTGTTGGTGTTTGGTCAGGCTTCCCAGCAGTTCTATACTTCTTGTCAATATTCGAACCACCTTGAAGTGCAGAAAGTCTCCATGTGTCTATGTTTCTACCACCTTTGAATAAAGACCATTTCGATGCACGAACATTACCTCGTGCTCCCTTTCCACCAGCATCTTTTCCCCTTGTCCTATCACCACCTACACCACCAAGTACTTTACTAAAGTCTTGTAATCCAAATCCACCTTTAGAAACAGTACCAGGTGCACCACGCAGAGTGCCACCTGTAGATGAACCAGGAGCGGTACCCTTGCCTTCGAGCATATCAAATACCATACCTCGTATTATTCGTTGAAATTTTGATTTTTTCATGATTATCCTCACTTAACTTAATTTATTATTGTGCTACCCACATTGGATGATTTGTTTCTGGGTCAACTTCACCTAATTCACCCTCTCGCCACTCTCCTCTTTTTGGGGCCATAGCTAAATATGTTCTACCAGACCTACCAGTAACTGTATCACCAAAAGAATATTGCCCTCGTTCTTCCCACGTTGGGTAACCACCACCTTGGTCTTTTCCACCACCTTGGTCTTTTCCACCTTGGTTTCCACCAGGGTCACTACCAACATTTTTAGCTCTTTTTAATATAACGTCTCTTTTTGCTTCTATACTACCTCTAACAGTTGCCATTGTAGCGGTGTTATTGGAATATGCAGCTACAGCGTAATCCCATTTTAATGAATATTCATCTTTTTTCAAACCTAAATCTTCTATTAAGTTTTCAAGTGCAACATAATTTTTATCACCGGCTTCGACATTTTGTTGTAACTCTCTTAATTTAACTATTTCATTGTCAATTACATCGTTATACATATTTATAGAATCTGTTTGTGCACTAATATATTTAGCACTCACTTTAAATGATTCTGTTCCACCACGTTTTGCACCACCACCAGTTTTACGAAATGCATCATCTGTATTTCGTATACTAGCTAAACTATCTATATCAGAAGTAGTACTCTTTGTTTTATAACCAGACATTTCACCACCGGGGCCTCTTCTTTGATACTTTCCTTTTTCCATTGAGTCTTCTGACCCAAGAAGTACCATTGTTCTCCATGCATCTATTGATTTTCCTTTATCTATATTAAATAAACTTAATTTAAATTCACGTTCCGCAGCTCTTTTTCCTCCGCCAACTGGCACTCCTGCAAATGGGTCGTTAATTCCTCCCCCGTCAGGACGTATGGGTTGGTAACTTCCTTTTGCTCTTGATGTTGGTTCACCCTGAAATATTTGTCTACCACCTACACCACCAAGTACTGCAGAAAAATCTTTTAATGTGAAACCGCCTTTAGATACCCTTTGTGTAATTTTCGGAGCTCCCCCACCTTGCTGTTGTTGTTGTTGCTGTCCAGCACCTTTACCTTCAAGTACATCTATTACTTCGGAAATTATACTTCTTACTAAATTATTAAATTCCGATTTTTTCATTTTACTTTCCCCAAATATATACTTCATTTTATTTTCAGTATTTATAAACTTTCTTTTGCCAGTCTGTTTTACTTTATCATCAAGTTTATGTTTAATCATATTTTTAGGAACATCATAATATCGTGTTCCTTTGTTCCATACACCTTCATCATCATATTGACTTTCCATTTTCGGTACTAACGCTTTACCTTGCATTTTAGCACTTCCAACCATAGAATTTTTAACTGCAGTACTCATATTTTTATTTGGAAAATATCCTCTTCCATCATATGAATCACCAGTTTTACCAGAAAATTCACCAGCTGTTTTGGCTATTGCAACTAAAGATTTCCATTTCTTTTTTGAAACACTATTCATTATATATAAATATCATAAACTTTAAAAAAGTTTCCGCTCGTAGTAAAGTGTTTTTTGAGTTTCTTTCCATCCACCAACAGTATCACCTTTTCTATTTCTAAAATACCATATACCAGGCTTAGTCAAATCATCTACCGCAGTCTTCCATCTTACTTTCAATTGTTTTAACATTTTTTTAGCATCTTTTAATGTTGGTATATTAATTAAAAATTTATTTGGCATATTTTTATCCATCGGTTTAGATGGGCCACCGCCTCCCCCAAACCAACTGGTAGAACTTCTTCCCCACGCTTCATCATATCTTCGTGGTGATGTAAGTAATGGGTCAGGTATACCTAAAAACTCATAAACAATATTTCTCACATCACTTGGAAACCTTGAATCCGTTCCAAACGCGTCTAAACTACTTCTAAACGCTGTAGCTGAATCACCCGTACCTAAATTTAATGCATTAATAACTACTTCATCAGTTCTATTATTAAGTAAAACCGTATATAATGATTTATAAGAATGACCACCACCATCATCTCTATTATAAAATGCTCTACCAATAACAGTATACGCTCTTGGATAACCAGTAGTCATATGTATATTTGCGGAATCACCCATAGTTCTTCCAAAATCATAACCACCAATAGCCGAAGTTTCAGCTTCAGTTAACACTTCTTTTACCATTTTTTTAAGTTCTGAACGTATATGTTTAGAAATTTCTATAGCTGCTAATTGTTTCAACGCTTTTTCCTTTGTATCATGTGTACCAAGTTTCTTACTACCATCTTTGGAATACACTACCCATTTACTTCCAACCTTTTTAATCATTTTCTTTTCAATTTTCTATCTGGCGAATATCTACGAAAACCATCTCTAACTTTTCTCCACAGCATTTGTATAAACTCCGCCTCACCATGATGTGTTCTTGTTGCTGGCCCGTGTTGAAGTCCTCGTTGTATATCTAAAGCATCATATCTATTACCTTTTACACCATTCATCATTATTTTAATGACTTGTTGTGACGCTTTACCTAAATGTTTGGACATTTTTTTAATATCCATATCTAAATGTAATTTTGCTTCTTGTGAGCTATATGGGGCTGGTGTAGCCCAGAAATCTTCGTTTACAGATTCTTCCACTATATCTTTTAACTTAATCACAACTAATCTCTATTATAAGGAAGAATTTTATTTAAAGTTTCTTTTCTTTTAATACATCCATTACATTCTTTAATAGTTCCGCGAGATATAGTTTTTATAGCACGAGAAATTGTATCACCAATACCTTTATCAATGTTTTTAATAGTCTGTTTTTCAATTTTTATAAAATCTTTCATATTAAATATTCATACTCGCTCTTTTTTTCAAAGATTTAGCTCTTTTCTTCTGAATCTTACCCATTTGAGACTTCATTTTTTTCATTCGTTTTCTAGCGGCCTTTTTTCCAGTTTTTATATCTTTAGCGGTCTGTTTTTTACAACGTTTTCCGCCACTATCTACTTTAAATCCTGGTGGACATTCTAATTTTTTTACCCGTTTACCTTTTTTAATTCTTATAACCCATTGTCCACTTTCTATTAAATTTTCATCTTTTTTTTTATCTTTATCACTATCATCATTATCGTCTTTACCGTGCATAGTAAATCCATATTCATCTTTAATATACTTTCTTATAAACTTATAATTTCTTAATAACAATTTAGCATTTTCATCTAAATCTTCGAGTGCATTACGAACAGTTTGTTTATTTAAATCATTTTCTTCTGGACTTTTTTTTGGGTCATCTGGTTTCATAATGAAATCAATGTATTTTGTCATATTAGTAAGGGTAGGAATCAGATTCATTGCCGCACCAGTCATGCCAGCTATTAAACCTTCAATTGTTGGGTCTTTATCACCTTCTGTTAAAGCTTCGAATCTAAAATCTCTCCACTTTTTCCACATAGAATGATTCATAACTATATTCCAGTTAATATATCTGAAATTATTGCTTCGGTTCTACACCATTTATCGCAAACAGTTCCATCATTACGTGTATTTTCTTTAATAACACCTTCCGTCATTGGATGCATAAAAGCTCCATGTGTAGATGGGTTAGAAACAAAATCAAATGCTATCAATTCAAAATCTTTTTGTACTTCTTGTGTATCATCATCTTTTGCCGATTCGACAGAACCAAGTCCACGTGAAGAAATACCAAGTTTTATACGAGCTTTAAATAATTCTTTTAAAATGTTACCTGTTGGTGTTGATAATACTTCTACTTTACCAAGTAAATTATCACCTTCCCACCACATCTCTTTAACATTGTGTGATGTATTTCTTAAATTAACAACCGAAGACTCTGGGTGGTCTAATTCACCAAGAGCTCTACTTTGTTTAATAAATTCTTTTGTGTATTTTTTAGCTTCTCGTATTAAAACTTCTTTTGGATATATTCTACCATTTTGATTTTTAGAATTAGCTCGTTGTAACACGCCACTAACTACTAATCTTCCATGATTGTCCGTCATAGACTCGTTTATTTGTTGTGATGTTACCTCAAAAGGTAAAATATCTATTAAAAGTGATTTTGACATCGTTTTAACTCCTTACTTCATAAAATCAAATTCTTGATTATTATATTGTGATTCAAATTCTTCAGCATAATCTTTAGCTAATTGTAATCTATCCTTTTTTGAAAATATACTTGCGTCTCCGTCGGCATAATCTTTAGCATATACTTTAGCTCCATCATCAATTAAATACATAAAAGCTTTTATAGCTAATTTAGAATTATATTTACCCTTTTTCTTAAACTTACTCAAATTTTTAAGTATTGGAATATATCTTGATTTATAAAGTCTTGCATCATTATCAATAAAAAGACGCAATTCTCTACTTTCTTGAGATAATTTTTCTTTTAATATACCTCTTCTATCAAGTTTTATTATTTCTTCATATATTACTTTTAAAAGTTTTTTATTAAATGTTTCAACAATACCACCATACGCTGTTCTATTCTTTCGTGTTAATTCTTTATCAATAACTTTAAGTTTATTAATATCTACTAAAAATCTTATTTCTAAAAAATCTCCAGCCACATCATTTACTTTAACATTTTTAATACCATGTTTCTTTAATATTGGAAGTGCCGTTTTAGTCATAAACCTTTTATTTCCAGAAATGGTATGCATTTCTACATCTTCAGTTATAGGGTTATTACTTTTTCCTTCCAATTTTCTTTTCTCATCAATTTTATGTAAAACAAAATTTTTAGCTAATTGTAATTCTCTAAGAAAAGAAGCATCTCCAAATTTTCTACTCAAAGTAACAGGTAATGTTGCATTACTACCATGATTTACAAAATAAGCTACTCTTTTAGCATCTACCTTATAAATTTTTCTCCATTTATTTTCTGGTAGTTGATTTAACCAAGAATGTATTTCTTTTATTTTAAATCGTTTCACCTATTAACTCCTACTTTTTAAAATTTCTGTTCTCATATCGTCCAGTATTTTAATCCATTTATCAATAAATTGTAAAGTTTCAACTTTACTTGGCTCTTCACCACTAACTTTAGTATTTTCAAGAACCCATCTACTTTTTAAATTAGATAAACTACGTAATCTATGTAAAAAGTGTAGGCCATCTTTTTTCCAAGACGTAGCCATTGTATCACAAAAATCAATTAACTTTTCTTAGTTCTGGGTCAATAGCCAACATATATCCTAAAACTGTTGGTTTCTTATGACCACCACCATATCCAGACTTTTTCTTCTTTTTCTTTTGACTCGCCCAATATGGTGTTTTTAGGGGGCCTTCACCCCCATCTATATTACCAGTAACTGATGATTCTTTTATTACATCAATTATCATTTGTCTTAACAACTCTTTAAGTTGTTTAACTTTAATTTTTTGAGATGACATTTTTAACTTCTTTCACTAACTCATAATACCTCATTAAATTAACAACATCGCTATCCTTAACAATTTTATGATTTGTCATCTTCTTAGTTAATCTTGTAGCTTCCTTTAATTTTATAGTAGTAACTTTATCATCAACTTCTTTTAAATTTGATTTTAACGTTTTAGTTAATCTTTTAACTTCATTATTAATAAATTCTCTTAAAGAATTTGTATTTGAAATATTCTCTATATATTTTTTAAGTAAAACTTGTTGTTCTTCATTTAAAGATGAATACTTTGTATTAAACTTGTCTACTAAAATACTATAAGATAATAATCTCATATCTTTATCTTGTTTTTTATATTTTTCAATTATTCTATTTGTTTTTATACTACTATCTATCTTTTTTCTAATAATATGTTCAACTATTGCAAATCTACTTTTAACTTCATCTGCCGGGTCATGTTTTTGACCTTCGGTAGTATATCCAAATACTTTATATACTGACGCTAAGAGTTTATAATTGGGAATACGTGAACTAAAAAATTCACTAATAACATAATTATCTTTTATATCCTTAATAAGATTATATTTTTCTTGTTTTAATTTCTTATTGGATAATTTAGTTCTTGTTTTAATAACAGCATCAATTAACCTTTCGGCTTGATTTTCGTGTGAAAATTTTTCGTGTGCTAACACATTATAAAGTTGTAATTCTTGACCAAGTTCTGTACTTTCTTTAAAATATTTCTTAATCAACATGACAGCCGTAGATTTCTTTGTATCTTTCATAATATCAGCTGTAACTTGTCTTGTTAACAACTCAAACAATATTCCAGTATTTTTAATCTTTAAATGCTTTATAAGTGAACTCATTTGTTACTCCAATTAATTTTTGTACTATGATACAATTATAAATATAGAAGAACTTTATTTATCGTTATCTAAAGTATCTTTTACTTCACGTTTGTACTCTTCTTCTAAAGAATTTGTTTCTTGTAATAATTGTAAATCTTTCTTTCCCATTCCTTTTTTCAACCTCTCAAAGTGAGCTAAAGCTAATGACGAACCACCCTTTTTCATATCAACGACTCCAAGTGGGTCTCTTCCTCTAGCCGAACCATCCTTACCAAATTTAGCTGATTTTTTTGGTCTGCCTGCACCTTTCCATCCACCTTCTGGTGAACCACCTTCTGGTCCAAGTTCATCTCCAGTTCTATACATACCATCATCAGTTGGCGATTCCAAATCATCTTCACCAAACTCATCCTCTCCAGGGCCACCTTCCGCGGCTGGGTCTGTACCTTCTTGTTCAATAGCTTCATATCTAAATTGTCGTTTTTGGTCATCAATAAGTTGTTGTCTTACAGTTGCTTTTTCTTGGTCTGAAAATCCAAAAATTTTATCATACACAAATTCCGTTGATAATATTTTATTATCTTTCATAGTTCCAGCTAAATCAATTTTACTTGACCACAACTCTACTTTTTCTTGTTCATATATCATAGATGGATTTGTCAACTGTAAACTAAAATTAACAAGGTCTGCATCACAATATCCTTGTGAATATAAATGAACAATACCAATTTTTGTTAACTCACTAACAACAATTCTTTGAATTCTTTCAATAGTACGAGCAAATCTAACATCTTCTGCTGCTAAAGTTGCTTTTGCATTCAACTCTTCTTCATAACCAAGAAACGCTTTAGGTATCTTTAATGCCGCTAATAATTTGTTTCGTAAATAATCAATGTCATCTACTGTTTCATATGATAATCCAGGAGCTTCAGTTATTTCAGTTCCACTATCTCCACCACGAACTGGTAAAAAGAAATCTTCTGTTAAATTTTGTATATTATACTTTAAATTATAATCACCTGTATCTTTATCTATAACTGGTGCTTTCTTCATCTTATTAATAATACGTTGCATATAATTGTCAACTTCGTTTGGTGGTATATTACCAATATCAATCTTAAAAATTCTTTTTTCTGGTGCTCTCATAATTCTATGAATTAACATAGCATCTTCCATAAGTGACAATTGTTTCCAAACTTTACGAGCACCTTCAACCATAGACTTACCATATGGTAAAAAATTACTATCTGATAAAAGTCTAAAATGTGCTATTTCATAATTTTCAAATTCATTTTCAACTTTACCAGCTTTATATGTATGTAAACTTTGTCCACCTTCCAAAATAAATTTCACATAATGTGGATTAGTTTCATCTTCTCCTTCAACTCTGGTAATATCATATGCAGATAATGGTACTACATTTGTAATTCCATATTTTTCATGAATGTCAAGTTGTAAAAAGAAATCACCATACTTACACATATTACGAATCCATGGCCATAAATTAAACTCTATATTAATAATATCATAATATAAATTTTGTAAAATATCATTAATATTATTATCTTCCGAATGTATTTCCAATATTTGACCATATTCAGACCGCATTGATGATTCATCTGCATAGATATCAAGAGCTGATGATATTATTGGGTCTGCATCCATTGTTTCATAATCTTGAAACAAACCAATTCGTTGCGATGATTGAAACATACTATTTTTAGTACCATAACCTATATTTGCCATGTTTGTGTATAATTTAGTAAATCTATCTGTGATATCTGAATTTATAGCTTGTACTCTATTTGTGTCAGCTACTTTTAACCTCTTTCCACCCGCATGCCTTACAATTACATTTGTTGAAAATAGTCTTTTTAATCTACTTCTTAAACTTTTGTCTGCCATTTTATCCTCTTATTATTTTATTAACCAAGTTAAATCTTCTTGTTCTTTACCAACATCCATCTTCCAAGAATCATTTTCATTTTCACCATCTGTATCATATATAGCTTGATGTGATTGAAAGTAATCAAATGAACGTTTTGTTAATTCTATACCTTCTGCTCTTAATCTTAGTGCAGTATCTCTAACCCACAAACCTATTGCTAAACTCATAACAAGGTCATCATTATATCCAGACATAGCTACAGCTTTACCATTCCTATATATAAATACAAACAACTCGTCAATTAATCTCTGCGAATGAATTTTAACTGATTTTTCTCTAAAATATTCATCTAATTTAGCAATAACAAGTGGTCTTGTCTTTTGTGTCATACTAAATCCAGGCACCATATTTCTATCAGTACTTCTATACCTATTTGTAATCTGTCTGGCCGTATCAACATAGGTTAAATCCTTTGATGTATAAAATAAATTTGGATATTCTGAATCTATTATGGTTTGTATAGCAGACCAACCAATATTATTATTTTCAACAATCAATAAAGCTTTATTATATTCTGTAGCTACACTAACACACATATTACCAAAATCTTTAGTTCCAATTTTACCTTTATATTCTGCAACTTGTTCCATTTGTTCAATATCAAATACATGAAACGCAGAAAAATCGGAGCCGTCACCTCTACTAACATCTGCACTAACAACATAATCTTTAGAATAATCTGGATACTCCCAAACCCACATATTTGAATCAAATCCTCTACGTTCTATTGGTTCTTTAATTTGAGTTTCTCTATATTCTTCTATAATCATACCATCTATTACTGTTTGACCAGATGTTATAAAACTACAATCACATTCTTGTGCCGCTAATGAAGGCCCTAATAAAGTATCTTGTTTTTGTCTCCATTCCTCGCCTCGTTCTGGATGTATTGTCCAATGTAACTTTATAAAGTTCCATCCACTCAAACCATCTTCTGCTTCTATCCATGTTTTATGAAACCAATTACCAACACCATTTGGTGTAGACAACGCAATACATTGACCACCCGTAGATAACGTTTGTGATGCGGCTGCCCATATCCTATCAATATTTTCAATAAAAGCCGCTTCATCGAGAACAAGTAATGACAACGCTTCTGAACGACCTGCTTCGTCTGAACTTGCTACAGCTTTAACTTGTGAACCATTTCTATATCTTAATGACAATTTATTATCTTCTACACAACTCTGTTTTAACCACGTTGGTAAATTAGCATGCATTACACGAACTTTAGTTACAAGATTTTTCGCTGTATCTTGTTTTGTAGCTATAACAAGAATATTTTTATCTTCATGAAATGTCATCATCCATAAAGAATATCCCGCCGTTAACGTAGAAAGTCCTAATTGTCTTGCTTTAAGAATTACATTAAGTTTATGACCTTTAAAATCATTCAATGTCTTTTCTTGAAAGTCCCAGAGATGAAATGGTATTTTACCTTTTATTGGGTGCTGTATCATACAATACTTTTTCATAAAGTATACTGGGTCTTTAGCACATTTTACATACTCAGACCTAATTAACTTTTTTAAGTCTTCCGAGTTACTCATTTATGATATTGAACCCGTATATTGTGTTTGTACTTTAGTCAAGTATTTTTTAGCTTGAGAAATTAAATCCGCATCAGCTGTCGCCAATTCTAAATCTGCTATTTCAGTTTGTAATTCTGTTGCTATTGTTGACAAATAAGTTGAATCACGTAAATTCTCCCTCTTATTACCACTAAGAGTTTGTATTTTAGCTTTCAACTCAGCTATTGATGTTACTGCCATTTTTTACTCCTTCATTATCTAATTTTAATAATTCTAAATCAATTCTTTCTAATAAATCAGTATAATTATCCGTTGCTTCAGTTGCAAGTTTTTCTAATTGTTCTTCATCTGTACTCCAAGTTTCCTTTTCTACAGTATGACCATCTGGATTAATCTGATTATAAAAAGTTACATCTCCTTGTTTTTTCCACTCTTCAACACTCTCTAATTGTTCAATTACAAAAGAACGTTGATTCATCAAAACTTTCTTTTTAGCCCATTCTTCATATTTACCCTCAATACGAAGTTTATTTTCAATTTTTACTTGACAATCAAAACAATGACCAAATAATCTCCACATCTTATCATTTACTTTAGCTTTCATTGTCTTCTTACACTCAGGACAAAACCAAGGCATTCTAACTTCCTTCATGATATCTGTCAAATGCCCCTGTATTGTTTTTCCTGTGAGCTTTTTCTTCTTACCCTCATATCCAACTATAATCCTTTTTTCAGGAGTCTCACCTCTTAGAATAGATTCCATCGCTTTATATTCACGAACTCGTTCTTTTCCACTTTTTCCAAAATCACTCATAATTATCCTATATGTATTTTAATAAACCTAAAATTTGATTGATTGGTGCAAAAGTACCAGTATACTTATATAATTTATCATTGTATGTAAATGTTATACCTTCTGATGAAACGATTGAACCAAATCCACCTATTGCTTCTAATTTTTTCAATTGACCTTCTAATTTTTCTATTAAACTTAAATCACCAGTACTTCTAATCTGTTTAATAGTAGATTCTAAATCATTTTTAATTGACACTGCACCTTCTTCTGGATTAGCAGTCAACATCATACTCAAATTCAACATTATTTCTGCACCAAGTCCTAAAAATAATTCTTCCCAAGGTAAAATATTTTCTTTATATATAGCTTTGTGGTCTTCTTTATCAGTTTCTAATACCCAATCTAAAAACTTTGGAAATTTCTTTAAATCCTTTTTAACTTGCGATAATTTATATGACTTATCAAAAAAGGCCCATCGTTTAACTAATTTAATAAACACACTTTCTGGTAATTTAGTCTTTGTTTTCTTTGTAGCTTTAGTAATAAAGTCTGTCCAAAACGCTTGATGATAATCACCCAAAGTATTATTAGCTTTTAACTTATACTTTTTCTGTAAAGAATTTAATTTACCAATATAATATTTTTTACGTTTCGAAAAATCCTTTACTTTTGGTAATTCTACTACTGGTGGATATTCAATTGCAAATTCACTTTGTACATCTTTATCAATTTGTTTAATCATTCCTGCTAACATACGAGCGAATGAAGGCATATCACCAATTGGAGCCCCTGTTTCATCATATTGAATAACACCATGAAATATCAACAAAGATTTTTCATATGGTATCACATTAGCTGTTTTTGGATAGATAATTTCCAAAGACATGAATTGTTCACCTTCTTTAAAAATTTTATCTTTTTGAGAATCACTAAGAGCACTTATCGCGGCTTCTAAATCTACCATAGCCGAACTAAATGCTGTATGTAAATCACCTCTACCTGCAAACATCTTACTAATACCAGCAGTAGTTAGAGCACTAGCACCTCTATCTCTTAAATGTCCTTTGTTTCTGGCCGCTATAAGTTTACCATCTCTCCAACTTATCATTATATTCTGGCCATCTGTTTTTTCAGTAGCAGGTTTCTCTTTACTCAACTCACCAGTCAATGTATTAGTAATTATTGTTTTAAAATCTCTGAATGTTAAATTATTATCATCGAATGGATGTGCTAAATGACCATATGCACCACCTTCAAGTATTAATTGTTTTACTTCTTCAACTATATCTATTTTTTCGTGTAAACCTTTCCATCCAATACCTTTCTGTTTATCAATTAAATTTAATTGACCCATTTCATCATCTGGTTTTTGTCTTTTAACTGGTAAACCCGCATCACTCATATCAGCATTTTTTGATAATGTAGCTTTCTCATGTTCAGTTCCTTTAGAAGACCACGCAGTTTTACCTTTACCATATTCATTAGTTGGTTTTTGTGATATTTGAACACCTTTACTATCTGTACCCATCCACTTGATTATTTCCCATCCAAGTCTTTCTAACACACTACCTAATCTTAATTTATATTTTTTCATTACTTGTTTATCACCTGGTATAGAACCAGCTCTTCCAAATGTCACGGCTGCAATTGGATTCTGAATCATAGTAAAATCCATATCAGGGTCTAAAACTTCATCTTCTTTATCTTTTATTATAAAATTTACTACTTCCCAACCTGTTTTTTGCATAAACCAAGGAACTGCATCTTTTGATACTCTATAATAATCCGAAAAATTTTGATAGAACGTTCCTGGCCCATCATCTGGAGCTCCACCACCTGCATTTACACCTCTCTTAGAATTAGTAGTCTTAATTGTAGAAGACTCTTGTATCATTTTTTGTACATCATTTTCAACACAAAAATTAGTTACAATTTCTTTGGTCAAAAGTATACCTTTCGGCTGTTTATGGTCAAACATTACTCTATTAGTTATAAAATCATACATTGAACTATCAAACTTACCAAAAATAACCTTAAATAACTTTTTCTTTTTATTTTCATCTATGTCAGGCGAACCCAATAACTTCCTTACTGCTGTTCCACTTATATTAGTACCACCAACTTTCAACTTAAACGTTGGTACTATATAAATATAGCCTTCATCCTCGAAACCCTTCATATTTTTTCCAGTAAATTTCTTATAATACTTACCACCAAGTCTACCACTATCTTTCTTACCAACACCAACCGCTACAGCCGTTGTTTCTGAATCAAAATTGGATAAAATATTAATTGGTGAATAAACATTCTTTTCTTGAACAATAGAACTCTTCTTTATACCATACATTTTACTAATAATTTTTTGTTTCTCTTTAAAATTGAATGGATGTCTATCACCACCACTTACATTAGATGTAGCTATGAAAACATTGGACTTACCAAATTCTTTAACCATTTCATTATAAGTGTTAAAATGACCAGCATGAAATGGTTGAAATCTACCAACATAAACACCAACTACTTGTTCTATTTTCTTTGGTGCTTCGTCTAAAGTAGCTCGAACAACACTCTCAACGAGTTTTTGCATTCCGTTCAACTTATTTCTCCCTCAATTTTTTTAATTTTCTTTTAATAGAATATCGTTTATCTTCTAATTTTTTCCAAACACCCTTAATTGGTGATGTTCCAGCTGGAAACCATTTAAAATACATTAATCTATCAACTAAACCACTATCATCTTTACCTTCTTTAGCATATACTTTATATGCACCACTCATCAATTTAGCATAGTTTTCAATAATCTTAGCACCAACACCTCTACCAACGTTTTTCTCTCTCCACTTATCTCTTGCAACAGCTAATTCTGAATTTATTTCCAAATATACAATAATATTATGATAACCTTCTTCGCGAGTTTGTTTCAATCTACGTAAAATCTTTGGTGGTTTAGACGCTACTGTGTCTATTACAAGAAGTTTACCAGCCTTATGTACTTTAGTTTTAAACAAATCCTTTTCATATTCTTTAGCTATATCTCTGATATCAAAGTATGATGCATAAAATGGTTTATATAATTGTTTATAAAAATTATTACTACCTTTATCTTTATTTCCTAACCACCAACCATAATCATATGGAAAAGTTATAATTTTACCACGATTAGAAGTATATGCAGTATTATGAATAAACTCTTGAAAACGTTTTTCACTTTTATTACTATCATCTGGTGATTGTTTCAATAAATGTTTATAATGTAACATAGCAGTATCATATTGTAAAGCTTGTACTTGTGCATCGGAATTAGTTACACTATATCCCGTAAATCCTGGTATATAAGTTTTTGCTTCATTATTAATCCAAGTTGACTTTCCAGCCGCAGGTAATCCCATTAAAACAACACAAAGCTTTCCTGTATCTTCAAGGAACTCTCGAAGTTCAATTTTTATTATTTCTTTTAAAAGTTTTCTTAACATTAAACTTCCAATGCTCTCCTAAACCAACCAAAGTAAAATTTTTCTAAGTCTGGTTTTCTTGTTACTAAATCAGCATAATACTTAACACGATATGCCCGTACTCTATCTAACTCAACACCTTCTAAAGCACCAATTGTCTTTGGGCCTAAACCACCATCAACCTTTAAATTAGCTCCTTTAGCGTTAGCCGCTCTTTGCAATATTTTTACGGCTCTACCACGACCTTGATTTACACACATATCGAAATAAATATGTTTTAAATCATCTGGCATTTGTGGAACTCTATTTTTCATCCAATAATTTTGATAATATATTTCTTTAGCACCCTCTTTAGTTAAATTAGCAATATCTACATCAGGGTGTGAACGCCTTGCAATACCAAAGTTTGTTTCGCCACCAGGGTCTTTAGGGTCGTTTACATATCCGCCCTCGTGCTCTAAAACCACTTCTATAATATCTTCAAATTTTGTTAACATTTTTAACTCCTGTAAATGGTATTTTCCTATATATAAATATCATTACTCAAATTTATTGAGTCTTTCTGCCAGATTATCAATTTGTTTCTGTCTTTCTTTTACTGCTTCTACTAACAACGATACCAGTGGTGAATAGTTCATACCATAATATTCACCTTCTTGAAATACTACTTCTGGAACCACCTTTTCAACATCTTGAGCTATCAAACCTATGCGTTTTCCTGTTCCTCCTGCAAAATGGTCATTACCTTCTTCTTTACTTTTCCATTCAAAGTTAACACCAGTCATACTAAGAACTTTATCTAACGCAGATTCTATTGGTTCTATATTCTTTTTTAATCTATAATCAGAAACAAATGTATTCATAGCTCCATGTGCATCAGCACCAACAGGAATTGGAGTACCTGTACTTAAAGAACCAACAATCACACCCAAAGTAGAACTCATACTAATTTGTTGTTTAACATCATTAACCTCTATATGTGTATCATTACCATATCCAATCCAATCATTATCTCCAATAAATGTTTCACCTTCACACTGTATTCTTATTACTTCATTAACATCATCAACTGACATATACGTACCAAGTGAATCACCTTCCGAGTCTCCTTGTGCTATATAATTTATAGTTGTTAACTCTAATAACCCAGTATCATCCGACATACTAATCTTAGTAAAGTATTGACCAACTTGAAATACTGCAGGTGAACTAGCAAAATAAAATTCATCATCTGCTCCAAAAGAAGTACTATCATTAAAAACAATAGAACCGGCACTACCACTTGGTTTAATTTCTCCCGCGGCTATATCACCCCAAGTAGCATCACGACCAGTTTTAACTTGAATAGTACCACTATTATTTTTAAAACCAAAACCACTTTCACCTGTAACTCCGCCTGCGTTAATATAATCCCATTCACCAAGATTTATATTATCATACTTTGTTCCAGTTAAACAATCATACAAATTACTTAAATATGAAGAATTAAATGTAGCTCCAGATGTTATTCCACTTTTACTTAAATTACCCATTATTATTTTCCAACTTATCTAATCTTTCAGTCAACTCATCTATTTGTGGTTGTTGTTCTTTTATAGCTTCAACTAATAAAGCTACTATTGGTGTATAATTCATACCATAATAACCATCTTTTTGAAATACTACTTCTGGTACATATTTTTCAACTTGTTGTGCAATCATACCTATTTGTCTCTTATCACCACCACGATAATAATCATTACCTTCTTCTTCTGTTTTCCACTTAAAACTTACACCATCCATATGTAAAACTTTATCAAGTGCATTTGGTATTGGTTCTATATTCTTTTTTAATCTATAATCAGATACATTTAATTGTAATTTACCAGTTGCGTCCGCTCCAACATCAATAGACGCTCCAGTAGACAATGTACTTACTACAACTCCATTAGTAGCACTCATACTTATCTGAAAACCAATATCATTAACCTCTATATGTGTACCATTGCCATATCCAACCCAGTCATCATCACCTATAAATACATTGCCCTCACTTTGTATACGTATAATTTCATTAGGGTCATCAATTGATAAATACGTACCAAGAGACCTTCCAAAATAATCACCATTTATAACTGTACCAACTGAATTTAACCATATTTCACCACTAATATCTGACATACTAATAAACGTAGAGTTATTTGTACTTGCAACGTCACCTACAGCAAATCCTTTATCTACACTATTGAAGATAAAATTAGAACTACCACCGAAACCACCAGCACCATCATTATATTGAATACTCATATTAGAACCACCTGGATTAAGTGACGCTCCAGAACCTGTAGCAATTGCCGCCCATCCACCACCACTATTTTTAAATTCCATAGTTCCGCTATTATTTCTAATACCATAACCATTTGCTCCTTCATAAGTACTACCAGCACTATCTGCATTCAAATATTCAAATTTAGCTATATTGATATTATCAAAGTGAAGGGTACCTGTTAAACAATCATATAAATTAGTTATATGTGCAGGTGTTATTGAATATCCACCTGTTATTCCTGTTTTACTTAAATCTGCCATTACTTAATTCCCTCACTAAATTCATCCAATTTACTATAATCTTCAAATATCTCTTCACCAATCTTAATATCTGATAGAGTAATTCCACTATAAACTCCATCTTCTTTAGAAAGATACATATTTGGTGTGTCTGAATGGTTCATAAAAGTAATATAATGAAGTTTTAAAAATGGATATAATTTTATTATTAGAAATTCTTCAGTAGAATAATACATCCCGTTAAATAACTTCAAAACATTTTCATGAATACCTACCAATTTACTCTTACTTATCATCTCACTAAATTCGTGTGGAAATTCTACAATAATATTAGTACCATTTGGAATATCTTTAATAGCAAATAAACCAACACCATGTACGGGTGATGGTTGTACTCTAAAATAAATTTCATTTTTAAGATATTCAATTACTTTATTTTCCATTTTATACCTATGCGTGCGAATGTGATACATTCTTTAATGCATCTATTTCTGCTTTTAATTCTTTAATTGCTCCAACCAAGTGGGCCGTGATAATTCCATATTTCAACGAATATTTATCGGTGGCCGAACTATACGAAACTACTTCTGGTACATATGGCAATACATCTTGAGCTAAAAATCCAATTTCATCTATACTTGAACTTATTACGGTATTATCTTCACTCATTGATGTAAAAGTTAAATCCCCCATATCATATCTATCATTACCAGTAGAACCAGTTATCATTCTCGTTTCTATTCTATTATACCTAACTGGTTGTAAATTATTAATTATATCTAAAGAACCACTATTGATATTTATAATATTTGTTTTCCACCTTGCATCTGAAGATTCGTTGATAGATACACAATCAATATCACCAACTACGCTTAATTCATAAGTAGCATCTGCGGCAAGGTTTGGTGAAAGGGCCCTTCCAATGTGTACATCTCCGTCTTCTGAAATTAAAAGTTGTTGGCTCCAACCTCCGGCACCCAAATTTAATCTACCAACATCAGAAGAACCAGGACAAGTTATTTTTAATGTTCCATCCCCAGTCGAGTTCCAAGTATTTTGTTTCGTAAAAAGCATATACCCAGCATCACCTACACTATCTCTGAGTTTAAGTTGAACGTCATTTTCACCAAGTACTGGTTCTACAGAACCACTTATAGTTATTCTTGGTGAAAAACAAGGCCCTATTTCAATTACACCATTTCCATTTCCAGTTTTCCCGCCTGTACCAGAACCAGACCCAGGCGTCAAATTAATATTTCCACCAACTGTACCAACCCCAATACCATCTCCACCTCGTATATTAACATCACCACATTCTGCCGTAGAAGCGGATGTGGGAATTCCCACATCTCTTGTTTTAATAGTCATTGATGATTCATCATCTTCTGCTGTGAGCACTCCCCCGTCTGGTATTACAATTTCAGGTGACTTAATATAAGGTGAATATACTGAATTAGCTTCAACTGAACCCCCGACCATATCTAATCCTTGTGCCGTCATATTAATGTAATTCTTTGCAGAATTAAAAATTAATATCCCCTCGTCTGACGCATGTACTTGTGGTCTGTTAGCTGTTAATTTAAAATCATCAAAATACACGTAAGTAGTATAGGCAGCACTAAAATTCCCAATCCGTCTTAATGAACCAGTTACCCTAAATGAAATACTATCCCATTCTACAACAGTGTTGCCGTCAGCATCAGTAGCTGGTGCTTCAAAAGTATATGATGATTTTTGCCAAGAGGTGGGATATGTGAGAGCACTACCTGTAGCTTCATATAATTTTGTCCACGTAGTAGTTACAACATCGTCATGTGACCCCCAAATATTATATGTAACTGTCCAATAAGGTGCTGAAGAATTACTTCCTTTGGATAAAAATGAACCAGCTACTGCTAACCCTGGTGCGATTGGAGCTTCCGCTCCAACTCCATCTAAATCGAACTCATTTTTCATTGCCGCTTGGGTACTAATTGCTCCCATATTACACTCCTATTTTTATATATTTAAACATTATTCACCCATTACTCCCCAGCTTTATTGTGAACCAAGTATCCATCTGCGTAATAGTTTTGTTGATTTTCTACATGAAAATTATACAATGGAGTATTATAATCACTTGGTTTTGCCTTTTGTATATCAATCGTTTTTAATTCTATCCAATCGTCTTCAGTTCTAACGATATCTCCAACTTGTAAACTACCCACTAATTGATTATAAAGTTTTTCACTTTCGAATTTAGTAGTTTCTGGATTTATAGATTTCCAACCCTCTTTAGTCATAAATGGGTGTTCTGAAGTTACAAAATGCTTACCACCATTAAAAGAATATAAATCTCTTCCACCAATAATAGTTTTTTCTTCAAAAATTACTTCGCCAATTCCATCTTTCGTTTTAACCATATCTCCAACTACAACATCTTCAATATTTTTATATAAACCATCTCCCAGTAATACTTGTGTACCCGCTATAAAACAAGACCATCCCGGCATTGGATTACTATTATCAAATTTCATATACCCACCATAACTACCACTAGCCGCAGCTGTACCTGTAGTTCTTCCTGGGCCATCATTTTGATAATAACCCTGGTCATCATACACCCAATCTGTGGCCGTTTCAAATCCACCATTTGGAAATCTATTTAAGAAACTTGATGCTACAACTACTGGACTATCCAATGTAAACTTACCAAATTTAGCTACATATTGACTGGTATCATCATCTCTTACATATAATGCTAATTGAGCTTTACTTAAAGCAATAGTATCAGTTGTACCATACCCTGACGCTAATGTTGCAGAAATCTCATCAGTTCCAATGTACCATCCACCAATATCACCAGCACTCGCTGAAACTGTACCTGCCATTGTAACATCACCAGTGTTAGTCAAATGAAAATTACTTGAACTTATCTCAATCGTTCCATTACCAGCCGGCGAACCACTAATAAACTGACCACCAGTACCAGTGCTTCCCTTTCCTAACATGAAACTTGATGCACTCATTATAAGATTTTCAGTACTATAATCGTATTGTATCCTACCACCATCTGAGTTACCAATTAGTAAACTACCAAGTCCACTTACGTAAAATCCTTTTTTCCTATTAGCACCAACACCAATATAATCTGTTGGTGGCGTACTACCTAATGCTATAACACCATTATTACTACTACTGATTATTATATTAGCAGTATTTAGATTAAACGCTTCTGTTTGTATATTAAAGGAACTTCCATCGTTATATACATAATTGTCGAATTCTGCATCACCATATCTTGCGGCTGATACATCACCACTCAAGTTATCTGAAAATTTAAAGGTTGAACCAGATATTTGACCACTTGATTTTAAAAATAGATTAGAACCATCACTTATTTGTGTCTGGGTTACTGTAAATCCACCTATTATGGCACCAGTTGCAGTAGTTGTAAATACTCTTGTTCCATCTTGACCTTGTATATCAAGTTTAGTATCATCCCAATACATTTTTCCTTTAGTACCTTCTGCACTTATTTTATACTCACCTGCCGCAGTTCGTCCTATAAAAATTCCATCACCGCTAGCATAAGAAGTAGCACCTATTCCCAAATATGCACTTGCGGCACTAACCGCCGCGAGTGTAACATCACCTTTACTAATAGAAGCTGTATCTATAGTCCAACCAGCTATTAAAGCTTCTGGTGTATCTGTTATGGATAATAAAGTATTACCAGACCCATCATACGCTCTCATACCATAGACATCGGTATCAACTTGTCCTACAGCGAATCTTACATTACTTCTTGTAGCCGTACCAGGTGAGAATGAACCTAAACCATCCGTTCCATGAAATGATATGGATTTAGCTTCAGCATCTATTATTATACCATCAGTATCTGCTGAAACTGAACTCGACATCATCTGATTACCAATTTTCCACCCACCAGCGGTTAATACATCATTTACATAACTAAAATTTTCCCCAACAAAAAAGATTGGGTCTTCTGATGCACTTACAAAAAACAATGAAGGTTGTGGTATTGTACTTGTATGAGTAGTAGCATTAGTACCAAGAGCTATTGTAGCAGTATTTCCATCTATTCTAGCAACTGTACCACTCTCTAACTTTCCTGGACTCATATCCCATCCAGCTAAACGAGCAACATCCTTTGTTATCAATACACTATATGTAGTATCAAGACTTGAATCGGCATCTACCGTACCTGTATAAATTCCCAATCCATATGGTGTAGTACCACCAGGCTGTTTTCCTAATACAAGTTTTGGTCTACTCGTATCTATAGAACCAGTGTATATAGCAAGATATTGATTTGTAGAGTCGAGAGCTACACTTCCTGCGTCATTATCTGTAGAAATTTTGGATTGTTCAAGTGTCCAACCTGCTAAAATATTTGGATTCGTAGCATCATTACTTATTTTGAATATAGTATTACCACTTGTATCTTTACCTAATATACCATAATAGGTAGAATCAATTTTACCAATCAACATTCTTTCGTAAGTACCATCACTAATAGTAATACGTGGTGTTGCTGGTGTGAATACTAAATTATTACCAGCATCTGCAAGAGTTGTAGAGTTAATAGTCCATCCACCAATCTTACCACTTGTAGCATTAATAGAACCTTCAAGAAAAGCACTACCTGACGCATATAATCCATAAACATTCGGGCCACCATAATTACTATGACCCAAATCTCCAAATTCGGTAGAATTTACACCATCCAACTTACCAACACGAACTTTTACATACTGGTCACTCATAGTAACTTGAGTAGCCGCTGTAATTCCATCAATTACATCTATAAATGGTGCATTATCATCATCGGCTGTTAAATATATGGCTCCTTGTCTCGCGACATTACTTGAATTTCCAATACGAACAAACTCATAACCCGCGGCTGGGTTTGATGTGGAAGATGCATCATAAGAAGCAGACACCCATTCACCATCACCTGGTGATATAGAATCAACTGTTAGAACAGATTTTATTATGGAAGTAGATGCCGTATCCCATCGTTGGTGTTTTATTATATCATCAGCTTGAAACCCATGTCCATTATTGGCGGCCGCGTCAAATGTTAAAACCCAATCACCACTACCATTATCAATTGATTCTGAAACTTTACCTGTAGCTGATACCCAAATAGCTCCATTTGTAGCTTTAATAGACGCAATTTGCATCTCATATACATTCATAGTACCACGAACAGTAAAGTTTTCTAACCCCATCGAATCGTCTGAGTCTGAGATTCCCCAGCCTCCACCAGCAAATCCACTTGTATACGCAGTTGTACCAATCATAGTATTTACACCAGATATATCATTAGTATTTGCAATTTTTACGGCGGATTCTTTTATTCTTTCGTCTGGGGCGGTTGACGCGTCAACTATCGCTATCATTTCATCGGTTGTAGCGTTTAATACTACACTTGTTCCACTTGAACCACTTGTTCCAGAACTTCCACTTGTTCCACTTGAACCACTTGTTCCAGAACTTCCACTTGTTCCAGAACTTCCACTTGTTCCACTTGAACCACTTGTTCCAGAACTTCCACTTGTTCCACTTGAACCACTTGTTCCCGAACTTCCACTTGTTCCAGAACTTCCACTTGTTCCACTTGAACCACTTGTTCCAGAACTTCCACTTGTT